AACAATAAACGGAACTACTCATACATGGCAGGGATTAAATCTAAATCAAAGACCAAACTGGACTCAATCAAATCCTGGAGATGCTTTTCAATTTACAGAAGTTTATCAAGCACCTGGAATGCAATCCGTAACGGACATAACTCGAACGATCCAAAGCACAAGCGTAACAGATACCACAACTATATTCTCGCAATAAGTTTGCTAGGTAATCCTGTATTAGCTAACACCTCAAATACAGCAGCACCTTCCGCTAGTGCCTCTGGATCCGTTAGCAACTTTGCCACTCAGGTGTTGGGAGGACCAATGGTAGAAAATACATATGGAAATAATATCAAGTGTTCTGGACCACAGATGACCGTTAGCCCATTCGTCACTACATCGTTTAACCAAAAGCGACCTATGGACTACATTTACCATACACCCGTGTACGATCCAACAGACGCAAATGATGATGGTGTGCCAGATAATCCAGGGAACATACTCTACTATCAAGAAAACTATAGTGGTAACAAAGATTCTTTAGGACTTAACTTTGGATTTGCACTTACATTTAATATTCCCTTAGACAATAGATTCCAAGATTCTTGTTTAGATGCAGCCCAAACACAAATAAATTTACAGAAACAAGAATTAAATGCAAAGTTTCTCAATTATGAAATCGCAAGATTAAAAAATTGTGGAGAGCTTATGTTGGCTGGAATATATTTTGATCCTAAAAGTAATTTCGCAAAATTATGTGAGGGAGTTATAGTTTCACCGCCTCCAAATCAAGTTATACCTCACAGTCATAAATTAAAGCAGTAGACAAGCACGGGTTTTGACTTGTCTACCTAAACGCCCTATCCATTGCCTTGGAGAACAGGGTTCTATTATTTTACCTTATTTTTCTTCTTTGTAAGCTTCTTTATCAGATTTTTTACTAAAGGTTTGACAATATTAAGCAGTAATGGAGTAGTGGCAGCAACAGTAGCAATAGCAGCAGCACTAACAAGCTGTGGAGGATTCGGTATGTATTGCTCGATGAATTTAACGTCTTCATAGAGAGTTATACATTCACTACCATCTTCGCTTCTTTCATGTCCAATGACACGCTCCAGTTTAAATTCGTTACGATAATCTCCTACTCTTTGATCTTTTTTGCCAGGGCAAGCAACAAAAAGAGGATCATCTTTTTCCTTTTTTGGTTGGTATTTTGGAGGTTCTACTGTAGGCTGAACAAATTCTTGTTCCTGATTCTGGGGGGTTTCTGACTGCGTATATACAAATTCGTTGGGGTTGTACTGTAAAGGTTCAAAACTAGGAATACTGAAATTACCACATTCTGTATATGTGCCGTATTCATCTTTATCACTATCAATAAGACTTGTAAGATTATTTCTATGTACTCTTACACAACCAGGAATATCAACTATAGGTTTACTTATATTATTTAATGTTTGTATATCAGTTTTCCATACAGGTATTTTGTGTATCTCAACCTTGTTTATCTTGATATTCGGTATGTCAATCGAAGGCATCTCTTTTTTTTAGTATTTCTACTTCTGAAAAACATTTAGGGCAGGATAAATTTGTCATTACTGAAAACTCAGGATAAGTTGGCATGGAATCATCTATATCAATATCACTACCCCAAATTAATTCAGAATCACACCAGTAACAGTTCATTTTATTATCGGCATAGATGGACCAGTAACTTTAGGTAAGCCTTGATCTAACATTTTAGGCATCATGCCTTGTACATTTCCAAGAATTTCATTCATTACTCTTGATTTAAATTGCTCTGAAGTTACATACCTGTAACCTATTACTCCTGTAGCAGTCATAGAAGCTACCATTAGGAATGAGATGATACTCAAACAATTTGCTATTTTTTGAAACATGAAGGAAGCCTTTTCAAAAGCATTAGTACCTGTAATTATTATAACTTTTTGTGGAATCTGTGCATTAGCACCACTTTATGTAGGACTTTCTATTCTGTCGACCAAGGTACACCAGAAGTCTTAGTTGGTGTTTTAGATTCTGCAATCTGTGCAGCAATACCCGTTTCAATAGCTGTTACTTCATCAGAACCTATTGCAGCTTTGGCCCATGCAATAGCATTATCTTTTGTAATATCTGCATAGGCAGTAAAAGAACCACTATCAGCATCAGCAAGTCCTATAGAACCATAAGCAGAGCCACTATGTTCTACAGCAGAATCACCACTTCCAACGGTTTCAGAGTCACTAGCAGTCCAATGAACAGTAGTAACAACATCAGATAGAGAACCTACAGTTTTTGTTGCGTCTAGAGCAGCAATATCCCAAGTTACAGCCATAATAATAAGTGTTTAGTTTTATTTTACTTTGATTCTACTGTTTGAGTAGGTTCAGTAACAACATCAGGTAATTTTGCAAATTGTTTTAATGCTCCTTGATCTTCCATTATTGGTTGCATTAGTTTATTTTTTTCTGCAACTTTCTGTTGTATTTCTTTTTCAAGCATTTGTGCTTTTGCAATATTTAGATCAAGACGAGTTTTTGTTTCGTCATAAAGTTCTTGTGGAGTCGCCATTAATTTTTTATAAGTTATCCAATTATACTAAGCAGCTTCTAAGGTTTCAACTTTTGTTATTAATTGCTTTACAGCAGCGACAAGTAGTGGTACAAGTTTAGAATGATCCATTTGTTGATACTCTTCACCATCTTTTTCACCAGATACACAATCTTCAACAATATTTTCTACCTCATGAGCAAAAAATCCATCAACTGTTAAATTTGGTCTATTTTTCCAGTTAAATCTGTAAGGTTTAAGTTGTTTTATTCTATCAATACCATCTGATATTTCTACTTCATTTTCTTTTAAACGATAATCAGAACTTGTATTATAAGTTGTTGTTGAAGTATTGTTTTCAATGCTGCCTCTAGTATTACCACTTTCATCCAAAAATTCAATTTGTCGACCTGTTGTTGAAGAAGTAGCTCTTTTATTTAAAAGTCTTAAAGTTTTGTAATTACCAGAACTATTTTGAGTAAAGAAAACAACATCTTGTCCATTTCGTTGAACAGTAAAACCTTCATTTCCTTGCTGTGTTGTTCTTCCGATAGCTACAAAAGGATTTGTTCCCGCAGTAAGTCTCATAATTTCAGAATTATCAACTTTCATTTGAATCCTTGAAGAACCAAAGTTATTTCCTTGGTCTGCTTCTATATGGAGAACTCCTGTGTCTGTAGGATTAATTCTTGCTCCTAGCCCACTAGCACCTAATAAAATCTGTCCATCTTTATCAATTATCATTCGTGTTGTGGCAGTAGAAGCACCATCTGCTGTAGTTTTAAATTGCAATTTTGCGGGCATATCATTACTTCCAGTGCTGCCATCTACTACACAATTAATCTCGCCGCCTCTAGATTCAAGGTCTGTACCATCAGCACCAGCAAATCTTATAGCACCAAGTTCATCTCCATTAGCAACGAGATTTGCAGAACCAGCAGTAGTACCACGACTTTTCGCTAATATTAATATCGAACCACTTGTATTACTTGTACCTCTATGTGCAACACATGAAATTGCATTTTGTGACGTGGTTTCTATTTGATATAAAGCACCAACAGGTGCGCCAACATTTACAGTAGTGCTTGTTCCTAAAAGCAATCTTCCACCAGGGTTAAGTCTCATTTTTTCACCAAAACCACCAGCAGCAGTAGTATTAAATATCAATTCACCATCTTCAGTACCGTCTGTTACATCAAGGGCACTACCTCTTATATCCGCAAAAGTTGTTTCATTACCTCCACTATCTTTACCTCTAAAACTAAGAGTACCAACAATATCACTGTCTGCTGGACTTGACGTGCTATGAAAAAGAATTAAAACAGCACCAGTTGATCCAGTATTGTTAGATTCAAATTTACATAAATCTGTATTACCTGATATAAGATGAAAATCATTTTGGGGTGCTGAAGTTCCAATACCAACCCGATCATTACCAGCATCTATACGAACTAAGTTATCATCACCATTACCTTCGATTCTTATATCGAAATCATCACTATTATCATTAATTGACATTCCTGTGGTTGTTATACTAATTCTACTTGTACCGCCTGTTGCAATATTAAATTCATCAGCACCATTTGAAAACACTCCTGTGTTTAAATCATCTCTAAAAGCAAGTGCTGGTGTACTCGCAGACCCATCTTCAAGAGTTATAGTTCCATCTAACTGTAAAAGTTCTACCCATGCGTTATTACTGGAGTTTCTAATTTTTAAAACACCATTAGTTGTGTCAGCCCACCACATATAGGCTGCTGTGGTGCTTGGTGCAGAAGAACTACTGTTATTTGTTAATATCGCTTGTAATACATTATTAATATCAGCCCTGACGTTAGCTCCCGTGGAGTTATCTATAACATAATCGTGAGTAGCCATTACCTAATCCAATTTTTTATCTAAGTATATCTTAATTCAATCCTAACTACCACGCCCAAATCCAATGGCAGTATATTTGAAATTTCTATTTACATTACTACCACCATTTTTAATATCTATATCAAAACCAGTTCCAGAAATATTTGATAAGAAAAATTCATCTCCAGCAGTCATATTTTCTATAGTAATTCCTATTGTTGGCAAGGCAGAACCAGCAGCAATACTTGTACCGCTAGATCCTGTAAAAAAGGATTGAGCAAATGTAACAGATTTAGTTGAAGTTGTCGAAGCTATTGCAGTATTTACAGTTTCAACTCTTCTATCAAGTTCTGCCGTATAACCTAATTGATCTATTTCAATAGATTGTGCTGGATCGTCTGAGTCCATTTCACATTTAAATTTGAAACCTCTTGCAATAAATGTTCCATTTGCAAATGTATTAAATTGACTAAAGTTTGCTCCATAAGTACAACTTCCACTTACATTGAATGATTGAGCACAAGTTAAAGTAAAATTATTATCTGTTTTTGACACTATTTGATAAGTACCATCAACATCTGATCCTAAGTTAGCAAAATCAACAACAACAAAATCTCCAACAGAATATCCATGTGAATTTTTTGTAATAGTAATTATAGTGCCTGACCCTCCAGAACCATTATTAATTGTATAAGTCGCGGAAGTTGAAGTATCAGGATCAATATCAGTTGTTGCTACCAATAATTTTGCATTGACATCAAATGCAGTAGCACCATCAAAGTCTGTCCAGGTATCAATATTTCCTGATCTTTTATCAATTAAATCATTAGGATAAAAACCCTGTGTAACGAAATGTCGTTTTAATCTAAGTGGTTGTTTACTACCTAAATCAAGAGTATTTGCAAATTCATAAGAACCACCAGTAATATCAACCGCACCAAGAAAATCAAAATCAGCGATGGCATCAAAATCTGATTCAGAATCTAATGTTACTAATGATCCAAGAACAAGACCATTAACATCATCAGAAAAAAAACAATCTACTTTTGTACCAGCAAAAGGAGGAGAATCAGTATCTTCTCTATCAACAAATACAGCTAGTTTTGGTTGAGGATCAGGAGTTGTTACAACAACAGAAGTTTCTCCAGAACTTAGTCTGCCACCATCATCTCTGAATTTAAGGATATATTCCCCATCTACAGCAGGAACCAATGTTTCTGATACGTTACCTGGTAGAGCAGGAATAATATCAACAGAATTAGTAAATGTTCCCGTTCCATCTGTAAGATTACTATGCCTAACAACTACGTTTCCACCATGCGTAACATCAATATCTGTAGCCTTATCGAAACGTAATCTTATAAACTGATCTGAAACTGGTTCAACAAGTAACCCTGTAACATCTTGAGGTACAGCAGTTTTACCAATCGCTTCAAACGTAATATTAGTTGAAGTTGCTGATAGCTGATCTAAAACATTGTACGAGAATACTTGGATCGTATAAGTTCCTTTTCTACTATTCATTATTTCAAAATCAGGTCTTGATACCTTTTCACTTATAAAGTTGTCATTACCAAATCTATAATTAACTTGATACTGCGTTACACCGACAATAGGTTGCCAACTAATAACAATCTTTGATACAGCTTGGTTATTGATAGGAAATATTTGTTCAGTAGCAGCAAGACCACCAGGAGGATCTTTTAATTCAGTAAGATTTGATGTATTACGAGTAGGTAATGCAGTTCCATCTTCGATAAATGCGTACTTTCCTTCAACATAAGACAAAGCCGTGATTGAATAATTTATACCATCTTGTTCTTCTACTGTTATTACTCTAAATAACTGAGCATCTACAGATGTGTTAGATAATATCCAAGCAGTATTAACATTTGGTGTCTGTGAAAATGCTTCAGAAACAGTAATCGTTCCATCTGAGATGGATGAGACAGACTTACTTTCAAAACTTCCGTCAGGTAGTATCAATCCTAAAGTTGGACTTCCAGTTGTAGGCAGATCAGTTGCATTAGTATCATCAACAGTAAAAACAGTTGTTGAAGTAACTGCTTTTAATCTTCCACCTCTTCTTACACCTGCTCTTACTGGATCTTGTATTTCAATAATCGCACCAGGTCTTACAACAGCACCAGAATCTATTGATGTTGAAAATGCGACTACCTCAGACTCATTATTTTCAGCAAAGATAAGTGCCCTTCCCAATCTTCTAGCTTGATTACGAGAGGTACACGCAAATGCTTTTACTTGCTTAACAACAGTTCCTATCTTGGATTTTAAAGTGCTATCTTCTACTACTTCAAAGTCAACTTCTTGACTATCCATGTTGAAATAAGAAACAGATACAACACTATGTCTAGTTTTTAAGCTACTTCCAGAATATGAAAAGCCTTCTGAAGTTACATTTGATAAATTAAATAAATAGCTAGGGTCTGTAGGTTTATCTTGAGTAATTGTTATTGTTCCAGCAGACCATATTGGCATACATCTCATTACACCTGCCAAATCATTTATCAATTCAAATGCTTCTTTCGGACTTTGAATATTTACATTGCAACTAAATCTAGCTTCCTGTCCTCCAGCACCATCATCAACAAGTGTATTGGCGAACTTACTTGCATTTACAAAACTAAACAGGTCAAGAGAGCTATCTGTTATGTGATCTCCAAATCCATATCTACTGTTTGTAAGAACATCTAATAATATCATCGCAGGGCATGAAGTCCATGTAGCAGCCCCCATTACACCATTGAATATATAACCATCAGGATAAACAATCCGACCAGTATTACTATCAACAGTAGGAGTACCAGAACTAGATGCACCTGCTCCTGGAATCCTAACCTTGATACCTCTAATTCTAAATTTACGAGCAGGAATAGAACTAAACTGCATTGAATCTAGTCTTATCGAACTATATGCACTATTCAAATAAGTTGAAGCATCATCAATAATTTCTCCAAAACTTGACCATTGAAAACTATCTCTTAAATTTGTATCTGTACTATCTGCTGTAATTCTGCTAACTCTTATATCTACAGGAAATGCACCAGTAATATTTACACGAAAATCTTTTTGGTAGGCATCGCCACTTCTACCTGTTACAGTGCCTCCATTAGTCGGTGTGATTACATCTGTAAAACCACCAGAATTATATTGAACAGATATTTTAAATTCAACAGTAGAACCAAGCAAATCTCCTTCATCAGTAGCTCTTTGTAATTGTGGAAAAGTAATAGATACTCTTACAGCATCAACATTTGTATTTGTTATCTGACGAGTAACGGGAGTGCTTGCAGTAACTTCTACTCCTACACTTGTTGTTGAGACACTACTTTCAATTCCAGGTATTTTAGTTTGACTACCAGTACCAAAACGAGGAGTAAACTGTACATCTTGAAAGTTAAAATCTGTAGTTTGAGGGTCTGTAGAATCTGCTGAAGCTCTTAATACTGGAGTGTCATTAAGAAAAACATCTTTTAGTGCAGCATTATTATATGCAGTCGTACCTTTTGTTCTGCCTTCTTTTGAGGCTGTTGCAAAACCTTCTATCTCTCCTTCTGATACAAGATCAAGAAAGGTAGCAAACTGTCTACTGTGAAGAGTATCGGGTTCTCTGGTCGGTTGCGGAGGAGATGGAGGTGGATCATTGCCTTTTGCACCCCTAATAAGATGTTTTTTTTCAATCATGCTTGTACCTGTTCAGTATCAATACCACCACTTATTACAACACTACCAGTAAATATCTCTCCGTAAACTAAAGGAACAGGAGTTCCTGCTCTTCCTGTCTGCTGCGTTCCACCAAAACTAAATGATAATCTAGGATTTTCCTCTGATTCAAAACTAAGAGGTTTAGGCAAAGGAAATAACATTTCACTAACACCTGATAGTATTAAATATGTTCCAACGTAAGCTAATGATTTATTTAAAAAAGCACTGCCTAAAACACTATTTTGAAATGTAATACCTTGAGAAAGATTAAAAGTTTGAAAGCCACCAGTAAAAGCAACAAGTCCTATTAATGCTGCTCCTAATAATATTTTCCCAGCACCTCTACCAGCACCAGTAATAACAGGAATAAAATGTATATCTTCCTGTCCAATAGGATGAGATAATTCTTCTTTATCAACAGCGTAATTACCAACTTTTACCTGATAATATTTTGGACTCATATACTGTTCTACACCTTCAAAATTATTTATTAAAAAACTAACAGCATGACCTAAAGTGTCTGCTTTTACGTCAAATTCTTTATGTCCTACAAACTTTGCAAGTTCTCCATATAATTTTATTTTACGAAGCATAACGATACCTCTTTCCTGT